TCAATTTACAAAAAGTTTAATAACTAACTTATGTAATATGTACCACGATTAGGGTTCTGGAGTTGATAACTTACAGCATATCGTATAGCATCTATGCAATGATTCCACTTGTCTATAGGTGTATTAGATTTGCGTTCAAGCCAACAATAGTTGTTAAGCTCTTTGATGAGGTTTATACTATCTTCATCTATCACTAAGTCATAGTCTTGTAATAGTGATATGCCATATGTTACACTACCTTGACCTTTGATTGATGGAGTAATGTTACATCCTTTTGATTTAACTTCTGTTAGTAGTCTGGGTTCAGCACTATCACCTACTATTAAATTACTTCTAGCGTGTTTAAGATTTAGTAATGCTATTTCTGATGTTGTTAATCTTGGAAGAAAGAAACACTCTTTTAGATATATCACTTTGTTGTTGTTGTCTATATTGGTTTGTATTAATGTTGATGGATCACTAGCAAATCCAAAGTCTTGACCAAATACAGAAACTCCTATTTCTTTAAACTTACCTATTTTCCAATTAGTAAATATAACACCCTCAGCTTTTGCTAACCATTGTCCTAGTATTTGATGTTTATACTTTTCAGGTCTTCTTAACTTGATGTTATCTATTTGACTTAAATAGCTTTCTGATAAGTTGTCTATGTTGTCTAGGTAGCTAGTATGTATGTATGTAGTGTTGTCTTTTGTAACATTGCTTCCTTCCATTATTCCTCTTTCTTCAAAGAACCTGGTATATATCCAATGCTCTTTAGTAACAGGATTCAATATCATAATCACTCTGTTTGTTTGTGTAAGGTCTCTTACTGATAGGTCTATCTTATCAAATATACTCTCATCTGTTAGTTCCTCAGCTTCATCCATAACCCACGTTGTAACACCTTGTAATGACTTTAGATTAGCTGTTTGGTCTCCTGATGATGTCTTGATACCTTTGAATAATATCTTGCTTCCTGAACGCTTATTTCGTATCTCGTCTTTTGTAATGTAGAAATCGTTTTGGATGTCTAGTGTTTCAAGTTTGTCTATAAATTCTGGAATGATAGATATGTAAGCTGATGCTAAAGTGTATCTAGTAAATAGGATAGTATGTCCTGATTCATAAGTTAGAAGAACTAAGAGAAGGTTTATTGAGAATGATTTTCCAGAACCTCGACCTCCAGTTACTATGAAGTACCTAGAATCAGCATTAGAAATAGGAGAATACTTTTTGTTTATCTCAATCACTTAAACTTGATAAGGTCTTTGAAGTTGATATTAAAACCTTCACTAGAGTTTATATCTACTGATTCTTTTGGTTTACCATATCTATATCCAAAGTATAATGACATTGCTCTTGAATCACCTTTAAAGATTTGCTGACCTAATGTTTTAATAACCTCATCGTTATCAATTAGATTATCTAGCTTTTCTATTAACTTTAATTCATCAGCTTTTTTAGGTCTTCCTGCAAAGCCTTTTGTTGAATGTCCACCATTGTTTTTTCTATTATCCACAATTAATAAAATATTAATTAATTAATTCTCTATATCTATATAACGTATTAATCTTTTGATTTTATAAAACATTGAAATTAAATATGATCTTTAGGGTCTCTGTTTCTATTGTATTGTTTGATATACCATTCTTCACTTCTTTTGTAAGAACCAAATTGGTCATCATATTCTTCGTGAAACTTATCTCCTTCTATTTCTTTTTGTAAGTGTGCTAATGCCCTCCAAGCTACCTTTGCTGTATGTCTTACTCCATCTACATCGTGCATACCATTTTCCATTAGGTGTCTCATAAGTGCATCTAAGTCATCTGAGCTTTTGTCTCTATCCCAATGTATATCTTCATCAGGATGATGTTGTTTGCTTCCTATATAGCTTACTCTAGCTACTTCACAAAGTGCATCAGGAAAATATTTTATTAGTCCTTTATAGAGTGGTATTTCTTTTCTTTTGTTTTTATCTTTTTCCATTTAAAATATTTGTAATTGTTCTGTATGTTGATTTAATCTTAATTTTGCTTTTTCATAATATTCTTTATCAATTTCATACCCTGCAAGATTATATTTTAAATTATGACAAGCAATAGCTATTGAGCCACTTCCTAAATGAGTGTCTAATATAGAATCTCCTTCTTTAGCATAATTCATTAACAACCATTCATATAGTTTTACAGGCTTTTGTGTTGGATGTATTCTTTTTTCTAAACCCCTGCCATAATCATTTTCCATTTTACAATTCATTTTTCCACCCTGAACATTGCCACTCCATTGAAAGTCAAACATAGTAATTCTGTTTTGCAGGTTAGTTGCAGCAATGTCTGCGTGTGAATAGGTACTTTTAAGAAATGGTGTTACTAACTTATTATGTATTATTCTACCTTGCCCAAATAATTCTTGTGCTTCGCCATAATAATTACAACCCCAAATAATATGTTTTTTTGAAACCCTTAATAATTCTTTAAAATATTCTAAATTAGGGGGGATTTTGTTCCAGTCCTTTTGCTCGTGTCCTTTTATTACATAATTTTTTTGTTCTCCTGTTTTTAATTTGCCTTTAGTCTTTATTCTTTTGCCTTTACTAAAATTCAATCCTATTCCATAAGGAGGGTCTACAATAGCTAAATCAAACTCATTTTCTGACATTTCTTTCATAGCTTCTAAACAGTCCTTGTTATATAGTTTTATCATAATACTTTTTCTTTCCATTCCCATCCTTTTTTAAGTCTTTCAACAAACTCCAGGACTTCATCATATTTATGTTCTGGTATGTCTTTTATTATTCCTAGTAATGGATGAACTAATTTTTTTTCTAGGTTTCTTACTTTATTTTCTAGATAATGTATTTTATCTATTTGGTCATAATTAAGATCACTTTTAAACTGAAACATTCTTTCGTATTCTAGGAGCTTCTTATTATGCTTTTTATTTATAGGATATGTCTTTACTGCGTGTATTGCTGATGCGTGTGTCATCGGTTTATTATTATCAGTAAAGAAATTACTTATAGCAGTCCATCTCATTTGTATTTTTTCTCTTAACAAATAACATAATAAAGACCTTATTTCTACAGCAGGTTGTTGTCTAGAATTTTCAAAAGGATTAACTCCTGAAAACTCTTGTAATTTATTTGCTATTTCTATCGGTTTTAAATTCATCTTTCTCTCAATTTTAAAAGGTTATAACATTCTACATAGTTCTGTCTTGCTTTGCCTTTATATTCTTTTTTAAATAAGTTGTATAGTTGTTTAGTGTATTGATACTTTGTTTTACAATCCTTATAATACTTTTTTGCAAATGCTTTTCCTTTTCCTTTAAAGTAGTTTACATTATCTGCTGTATCTCCTACTATCATTTGTTCGTAGAAATTATATAGAGCTTCTTCTTCGCTTATATCTATTATCTGTTTATGCTTATAATGATAATCGTACATTAAGCAAGGAAACTGCTTATAGTCTTTATCTATTGATACTATCATTACTTCTTCCCTACCAATACTATTGCTTATCTCATACCAGTATTTAGCCACAAGATCATCAGTTTCTATTCCAAACCCATAAATACTATTATAGTTCTTTTTAACATAGTCGTGCATTTCGTGAAGGAGTGGGGGTAAATCTTGCTTTTTTCTATTAGCCTTATACTTCTTTGTTATTTGTTTTCTAAAGTTTCCTTTGCATCCATTAAAAGTAATGATTTCATCAATCTCAAAATGTTCTTCTAAGTCGTTGACAATTTTCATATACTGCTCATCAAACTTTACAATAGCATCATCAATGTTAGAATAAAACTTGTCCAGGATATTTTTAGATTCTTTTTTAGACCGATAACAAGAAGCAAATATTAAGGAATCAGCATCAATTAGTAAAACCATATTTCATAAATATATATAACATTGTTATAAACAGACCAAGCAAGGAGTAAAACATTAATTTATAATTTGTTTCTCTTTGCTTTGGTGATCTGCCTTGTTGACTTCTATACTGTCTTTTCTTTTTCATATACTCTATTTCCTTGTGGGTCGAATATAGTAAATTTATTTTCTTTTAGAAGATTAATAGCTTTTTTAATTTCTTTCTCGTTTTGTCGAAATGCGTGAAAAATTTGGTTATCTATTACCATATTATTTTTTTTAGTTGTTATTGTATTATGCAAATATCCATAGTGATGCCCAGAACAGGACAAATATTGATACTACAAAAATAAATTCTCCGATAAGTTTTAATGTCTTTTTCATATTATATTAATTTAGTGTATTTTAAATTACCTTCAGAACCTTGTGGAAAAAATGGTGATGGTTTTCTTGCTCTAGAAAATAATGTTGTATAAACATCTTCACCCCATTGTACTGGTTCGTGTTCTATCTTAACTCCTATAAATTCTTCATCTTCATATATATCTACTATTACACCTACCACTTCTGCTCCTGTATTTACACAAGTTACTTTTTTTCCTATTAAATTTTTATTTACTTCAGTTGATTTCATTTCTTTGTTATTAATAATAATCAAATCTAGTGAACTTATAACTTATAAACAAATAATTTAATAACTATTTTTTAATTATTATTGAGATTTATTCTACTTGCCTGGTTTTCCCTGAGTAGATAGACTTCTTTTTTAAGTCTTTTTTTTGTCCAAAATGAAGTGTCAGGACAATATAATTTAACAAGATTAGGCATTTTTAACGTATTAAGCCAAAATAAATAGTTGCCTTTAGGATCATTAACGAAATAAAGTTTTACTACGTTATCAGGCAATTTCATTAGAGTATCATACTTAGATTTTTCCAATAGCTTTTCTTCATAGTATTTATCCCTGAATTTCATTTCTATTACACAATCAAATCCTTTAGGTGTTTTACCTTTAGCATCCCAGGATTCAAACTTTTCACCTGTCCATTCTAATTCCCATCCAATGATGTTTAGAATGCCAACTACAGCTTGTTCCCATTTATGTATTTTATTTATCCCCATTTTCCCACAATACGTTAAGGTCTTTTATCCATCTATTTATTGTTTTAGGGGAGCAGGTGCAAGGTATGTAATATGAATGTTTGTAGTATTTAGAGTGGAAGAACGATACCATTTCAAGTTCTGTTCTTGTAATGACTGATTTTTCACCCATACGAAATTGTGTCCATTTTTTATAGTCATCTTTTTCTAATTTAGTTACCATCTTTTTATCTTTAATTTATTTAGAGCTTCTTTTCTATTTTCGCAATTACAACTTTCATATCCAAACTTCTTTGCTATATAGGTAGCTATTCTTTTACCTTGTCCTAGGGTAATAATCTTTATTATTAATTCAATTAAGTCTCCTAATTTAATTCTGTAATAATCGTTTTTCATAGTAATTTTTTTAATTTGTCTTTTACTTTTTTATAAGTGTTGTATAGTGAGTAATATTGTATGTAAGATTTTCTAGAAAACTCAGCTATTGATTCACCATTATTAA